AATTTTTCAGAAAAATGATTTAGAATATCTTGACTATACTTTAGAAATTGAAACTTTATCAGATAAAAATATTTTATCAGGTAACAATCAAATCTATATAAGTAAAATAAGTTTTTTAAGAAATTTTTATTTCTCTTTAGATGATCAAGAAATAAATCCAGATTTGACCTTTAAGTCAATAGGAGGATTAAGATAATGGCTACTATTAAAAAAACGATACAAAATTTAAAACCTGGAAAACAATATCTTTTAACAGTTAAACCAAAAGATGTAGAATTAAATGTTCTATTAGATCCAGCTTCAGCTGTTAGATTTACTGTTCCAGCTGACCTTACTCAGCCGGCAGAACTTGGTGATTTAACAATAGTCGGCAACTACAAGTCGATAATGATTAGCTTTAATCCCTCTAATGAATCAGACTTAAGAGGATACAACTATGAGGTTTATCTTCCTGAAGACATTAGTCAAAGTGGTTCAACTTATGTTATTAATTCTGGAGCAACTCCATATCTTTCTGGCTTTTCCTCCTCAAACGTTGTAGCTGTTGATGTTCCGCAAAACTCAGAAACAACAAATCAGGTAAATGCGAACACTGGAGTCACAACTGTCGTTACAACAGAAAAGCTTTACTTTGCTAGAGTGCAATCTATAGATACATCTAGCAACAAATCTGCATGGACACCAATTGTGGCATCTACCGCTACAACGCTTATAGATTCTGCACACATTGTAGATCTAACTGCGTCTAAGATCACAGCTGGAACAATTGGTGCACACACTATTACAATGGCTGGCGCAACATCTATAATCAAGTCATCTACATTTAATGGAGTTGATGTTGGTGGCGGAAGCTATGCAAATGCTACGACAGGTTGGTTGATCAACGGTAGTGGTAGAGCATACTTCTACGATGCAACAATAGCAGGAAGTATTGACATTGGTGGATTTGACTCTGGATCTTTTCACGTTGATAGTGATGGAAATCTTTGGTTGGGTTCTGGAACCTTAGTTGGTGCTCCGTTCAAGGTTCTAAAAGAAGGTGATGTTACAGCCAATACAATAACCACTAAAAATTTAACGTTAACTGGTAATACAGTGATAGCAAGTAATTCAAAAATTTTTCTTGGAACAGGCGTTTACAATAATACTAATACTCCATTTTATGTTGATGATGACAGCCAATTTTCCTTAGGTAATAAATTAACTTGGGATGGCTCAACACTTACAGTAAGTGGAAACGTTAACATCACAGGCGGTAACACTCTTACGCTTATTAATGAAGCACAGTCAGATGCAGACATAGCTTACAGTACTGCAATTAGTGCACAGGGTATTGCAATATCTGCACAGAATACCGCAGACGACGCTTACTCAGAAGCTTCAACTAAAATAGGTCCAGGAACACTTATTGCCGAAATAAATGGAGCAGCTACAACAATTAATGGCGATCAAATCACCACAGGAACACTAAGTGCCGATAGAATTTCTGGAGGCACAATAGCAGCTTCTACTAGTTTTAATATTCGGAGCTGGAGCTACGATCCAAAGCTCTAATGGTCTTTTTACCGTAGATGCTGATGGGTCAGTTTTTTTAAACGCAATCTTTACGAGTTCTGGAAATATAGCATTTTCTTGTGGTGGGTTTAATACAAACTTTATAAATGTTAATAGAGTTAGAGTTAACGGAGATGTATCAGCTGAATCATATATAACAGCTTCAGATGTCAGGTTAAAAAATTCAATAACACAGATTGCTCCAACATTAAATTTTATAAATAAATTAAATCCTGTTTCTTTTTATTTTAATAAAATAAATAACGAAGAAAACATTCTTGATAATTCAACAGTAGAAAATGAAGGTAGAAAAAAACATTTTGGTCTTATAGCTCAAGAGTTAAAATTGGCTATGGATGAGAGTGGTTTTGATGGGGAAAATTATTCAATTTGGGATAAAGATAATAACACCATACAGTCAGTAGCATACGTGGAGTTGGTTCCGCTTTTGATTAAAGCTATTCAAGAGCTATCTACAAAAGTAGAAGAACTTGAGTCTAAACTTAATCAATGATATAATAGTAAAATGTCTAGAATAAGCAAGCAAGAACAACAGAAAACTGGTATAATGGAAATTTCTCAATCAGATATTAATGACTCTAATTTAGATGTTAATTTAGTTATAGCTGTTTTTCAAGAAAAACTTAGCAGCTTAATGACTGATTTAGTTATAAAAGAAGCAACAATTAAACAACAATCAATTATTATTCAAAGATTAAAAGGACAAATGTAAAATGAGTGATACACCAGAAGTAGAAGTAAAAACAGAATTTGTAGTTGAAATTAAGATTAGCGATAAGAATCTATCTTACAAGAGTGACTTTACAGAAGCTGAAACAGTTTTCTGGCTTGAGGCTGTAAAGGATCTTATTATCAAGAAGACCTTTGAAGCAGCAGGAATTTTAGAAAAACAATAAATTACAGCCTAGACAAATTGAGTCTACTATTAGATATAGGCTTAAATAAGGACGTACCATGGCAATTAGGGATTACCTACCATTTCAAACAGTAGACAAAGATCTTACTTTTTCTGACAAGGCTTTAGCGCCAGAACAAGTAAAGGGTCTGTCTAAGGCTATGAAAATAGCATCGCTTGCTCTTGGTTTTCAGGGTACCAATTATTACTTCAATAATAGAGCTACCTTTGAAAGACCAGCATATGACTTTGAAAGGTTAATGCAAGCTGTTGATACGGACTCTTATGTTAAGCAAGCTATGTCTAAATATAAAGATCTTTTCTGGAAAGAGGGTTGGGAAATAGTTTCTGAAAACCCAGAAGCTATTTCTTATCTTCACCAAAGAATAGATTTCATGGAAATAGCAATGAAGAGACCATTTGTTGATTTCTTAATTGAAGTCTCAGATCAACTCTTTAAATTTTCTAATGCTTTCATTGTTAAAGCAAGAGGTGATTTAAGCGAATATTTTCCAGACAAATTAGCACCTATGACTGGAGATCTTCCAGTAATAGGTTATTACTTAATCCCTACTGAACAGGTAAGAATATTTAGAGATAAGCACAACAGGCCTAAGTCATATAGACAAGAGACAGACCCTCTTACTTATATGCCGCTTGAAGGAAATCCAGTTTGGACTGCAGAAAAAGTAATCCATCTTCACTTTGATAGAAAAACTGGTAGAGCATTTGGTACTCCGTTTTTGATCAATGTATTAGACGACGTTATTGCACTTCGTCAAATTGAAGAAGATATTCAGAATCTTGTTCACAGAGAATTATTTCCACTTTATAAGTATAAGATTGGAACTGCAGAACAACCAGCTGAGCCAGAAGAGATTGAACAAGCAGCTATAGAAATAGAAAACTTAAGAGCTGAAGGTGGATTGATTCTTCCGTTTAGACACGATGTTGAAGTCATTGGATCACAAGGATCTGCTCTTGATGCAAGCCAGTACTTAAATCACTTTAAAGAACGTGTTGCAATTGGATTGGGTGTTGCACCGCATCACCTTGGAATGTCAATGAATGGTGGTAACAGATCTGTTACTGAAAGATTAGACGTTGCGTTATACGACAGAATTAAGCAGATGCAGAAGCTGTTTTCGGAGATGGTAAGACTAAATATATTTAATGAATTATTGTTTGAAGGTGGTTTTGATCCAATCTCAAATCCAATGGAAACTGGAGATTCGGATAGATGCTACTTTAAGTTCAAGGAAATAGATGTTGATACACAAGTTAAAAAAGAAAATCACGTCATTCAAAAATATGTGTCTAATCTAATTACATTAGATGAAGCTCGTATAGAATTAGGATATGATTCCGATATTGACATGAATAAGACGCACGCATCAATACAAAGCGATATTCAAGTTGACGCAACTAAAGCAACTGCCCAAGCTCAAGCTAAGGCACAAGGGACAGGTAAAGCACCTGAACCAAAAACATCTGATGGTCAAAAATCCGCTGGTCCAGGGCAGAAAAATACGCCAAATAACAGAAGGGGCGTTGGTAATGCTATGAGACCAATGAATCAAAATGGAAGAAAAACTTCCCCGGATATTAAAAGATATGATAATAATTTTCTATCAGTAATTGAATCTCTGTTGGATAGCGAGTATACTGTTATAGAGTCAGACGTTGAAAAGGATAAGAATGATGTTTAATGTAAATGATAAGATCACAAGTAGCGATAACACAGAAGCAGATGCTCTTTTAGTATTTAGAAAAGCAGTTAGCAATGGTCAAACAAGACTAGCTCTTGAAGCTTTAGTGGACGTTATTGATTCTATAGTTGAGTTTCTCACTTCAGAACCCGAAGAAGAAACCACAGAAGAAGTAGTGCCAGTGACACCAGCGATAAACGTTAATGCTGTTGAAATCAAAGAAGAGAAGATTGAATCAACAACTGTAGAAACTAGCGCACCTGCTAAGAAAAGTGTAAAAGAAACAACAAAATCTATTTCAGAGTAGTTTATGATTGAACTAGTGATTGGTTGTCCAATCTATGAAAGAGACTGGATATTTCCTTATTGGATTTCCTGTATAGAAAATCAAAATATTGATTTTTCAAAAACTGCTTTTATATTTGAAGCATCTCCAGATGATGAAAAAACCATAGAGATGTTAGTTAAGTATAGAAATGCAAGACCAGATATACCAGAGTTTATCTTAGATGTAAAACAAGACATTCCTCATTTCTCCCATGAAGAAGGAACAAGAACTTGGAGCATATCTAAATATCAAAATATGGTTAATCTAAGAAATTCTCTTTTATCAAAAGTTAGAGATATTAATCCAAACTATTTTTTTAGCTTAGATTCTGACATACTATTAACTAATCAAAATACGATTCAATTACTAGTTGCACACGTAAACTCTGGCGCAGATGCAGTGAGTCCATTAATGTTTATGACTCCAACAAATACAATGTATCCAAGTGTAATGAATTGGATAAAGGAGCCTGGTGGTCAAGCTTATCGCAAAGAACAATATCCACTTGGTGAGTATTTCCAGTCAGATGTTATTATGGCAGCAAAAATGATGTCAAGAGATGTATACAAGAATGTTAACTATTCGCTCCATACACAAGGTGAAGATTTAGGTTGGTCTGGAAACGCAGCAAAAATGGGCTATAAGCTCTACTCGGCATCTTATCTCTATGCTCCACACATAATGCATAAGCGAATGATGCAAGATTTTCTCTCAAATGGAGATTCTAGGGGTAATTTTTTTGCAACAGCATAAAAGTATGATATCTTTATATAAGATTGTTTAATCTTATAAAAGCTAATTACTATTACTACTACATTAAAATAAACGGAGCGCTAAAATGGCATTTGATTTTGTTGAAAGTTTTACACTTCAACTTCCTGACCTATCGGGATTGGAAAATGATTTTTCCGAATCATTCAGCAAAAACCACGGTCTTATTATAGAAGTGGCTGCCATACATGAGCGGACTAACCGCTAACTATAATAATTACTCAGCAGCAGAATTAGAAAAGGCTCTCCAATCATGGGTCGAGCCATACCCTAAGCCTATTATTTTAAATCACGATTTAAACTCTGAGCCAATTGGCAGAATCATTGCTGCTAAGATGGACAAAGAACAAGACGGTGCACCATACGTAAGATTGCAGGTAGCAATCACAGATCCATTGGCTGCTCAGAAGATCTCAGATAAGAGATACTTGACTGGATCAGTTGGCGGAAGAGCCGGCAAAGCAGTTTGTTCAATTTCGGGTGAAGACCTAGCTGCTGAATCAGCAGACGGTAGACCAAAGACAGCTAAATTTAAACGTGGTCAAGTTTATAAGGGTAAACTTGCTTTCGTTGATATGCAAGACATTTCCTTTAAAGAGTACTCATTTGTTAACCAACCAGCGGATCAAAGGTCTAGCGTAAGAGCTTCTAAAGCTATTGATGGATCAACTGTTGTTACTGATTCAGAAAATTGGACAGCAAAAAGCACAGCCTTTATCCTACATATGGATAAAGAAGATATAACCACTGTGGAAGAAAATGAGTCTATTTTAAAGGGTATGAAGAAAAAAGAGTCTAGACCACTTTATCTTCATGTTAAAGGAGCTTTTCTTACGGCTTTGGCCTTTCAAGAAAGTGAAACTGCAAAGGCTGATAATACTGCGTTACTATCAGAAAAGAATATAATTGACGAGGAGAATGTTGAAATGGACGAAATCGTTAAAGGTGATGATGTTTTGGCTACTGTCGAAAATCTAAGCCAAGATCTGTCAGCAATTGCTACAGCACCAAAAGAAGAATCAGAAGAAATTCCTTCACAAGAAGAAGCTTCTGTAAATGTAGAATCAAAAAATGTAGATCTTATATCTGTGTTATCAGATGCTCTTCAAGAAGCAAAAGAAGCTGGTGAACAATCTGTAGTGGATGTTCTTTCTTCGAAGATTGAAAAGCTAAAGAAAGCACAAGAAGATGAATCATTGGTTGAGGCGCCAGCTGCAGAAAATGCAGAGCAGTCTCCTAGTGAGCAAAAAGAATCTGAAGGAGAAAAAGTGGAAACAGAAGAACAAGGCAAAGAAGAAGTAGTTAATTCTGAAAACGCCGAGTCCTCCCCAGAAAACGAAACACAAGAAGAGTCAAACTCAGAGCTCACAGGCAGTACTCATGCTGATGAGCAAAATGACAATGACGATAAACTTCAAGTGCTTCAACAAGAAAATGCAAAGCTTAGAGAGGCGCTACATCGCACTTTAGCTGAAAGAGTAGTTGATACTAAAATTTCATTAGGAGTAGAACCAATTGAAGAAAGAGAAAACTTGATCCAAGATCATGCAACTCGTTCGGCAGGTTCTTTGGCTGATTCCCTTAGGGATTTGGCTAAGCTCCCAGTAGCTAAGAAGAATATTCAAAAGCTAAATGTGGAATCCGTAATAGATGGTTGCATTGTTTCTGAAAAAGAAAACAATGTCATTGTTGAAGACGAAGAAGTGTCAACTGCACCAGAAGAAAAAGTGAATACAGTTGAAGAACTGTTTGTTGATACTCTCATGGGCCGTCGCAAACTTTAAAACAAATATATACAAATAAGGAGATATTAAATGTCATTAGCAAAATTTCGTAAAGTAGGTACCAAAACGGGTGCTGGTCGTTTCGTTGTTTCGGAAGGTATTGCACCATCCGCATACATCTTGCCATCAGTCGCCCTTCCAACTTGGTACGCAGATTCAGAAGATGATCGTTTTGAAATTGTTATTCCAAAGGGAACAATCCTTTCGGTAGTAACAGATTCAAGTGGTGATTCACGTTTCGTTCCAGCTAACGGTAGCGCCTCTTCAGTAACTTGGGGAGACACAATTTCAGGTTGGGATCCACTTGCAGCAGCAACTCCAGTTGCTGGCGCATCTGGAGATACACAAGCAGTTGCTGCACGTTCAGTGCCAGTTGGTTGTGCACAGTACGATCTCTACAGACCATTTGATAAGGGCACATCGCAAGGTGCAGGCTTTATCGTTAGAGGTTATGTCGAGTATCCAATGGTCACAGGTGTTAACGCAGATCTCGTAGCAGGTAGTTTAGTTGCTCCAGACTTCATGGGTCGTCCAAGACTCTTGTCGCAAGCTGATGCAGCTAGTTACCCACACTTGATGGTAGGTAAGGTTATTGAAGTCGAGAAGTTTGCTACAAACTTTGATGACGGACTACTTTCCTACATGCAACTTCCATCGGATCCAGGTGCGCTCAAGACAGTTTATGAGCTCACAAGATCAGGCTCGTTCTCCGGTAAACTCGGTATCCGTGCAAACCTAGATGTTACGAATGTTATTGGTGCTTTCCGCGTCAATTTAACACTCTAATAAAAAAAAAGAAAATAAAAAAAGAAATAATTAAACAGGAGGAAATATCCTAGATGAGTAAGACAATCCAAGAACTCCTCTCGGGTCTCCCAGCTTGGGAAGCCGCATTTGCTGAAGATGGCTACATCGACACAGATAACAGAGTTACTATCAAGGAAGCATTCGGTTCGTCAGACGCAGCCGCTTTGTTTCCTAAGGTAATTTCTCGTACTCTGCGCGAAGCAGCCGAACCACAGCTTTTGGTAACCCCGCTTCTTTCTACAGTACGCCTTGGTAAGGGTCGTTCTTTGGAATTTCCAGCGGTAAACGCAATTCAAGCTGCTGAGATCCCAGAAGGACAAGAATACCCAGAACAAGCTCTCGCATTTGCTAAGCAAATCGAGGGTAAGGTGTCGAAGAAGGGCGTTAAGCTGGCTTTCACAGAGGAAGTTATTGCTGATTCTCTTTGGGACATCGTAGGCCTCCATGTACGCGCCGCAGGCCGTGCAATGGCACGTTTGAAAGAGCAAATTGCTCTTAGTCGTTTTAAGGATGCAGCTACAATTGTATTCGACAACGACAGTGGCAGCTATGACGATACAACAGGTCGTGGGATTGATGGTGCTTACAACAGCACTGTTACCTGGGACGATGTTGTCGACATGGCAGCTGTTCTAATGGCCGAAAACCATATACCAACAGACTTCATTCTTCACCCACTGATGTGGTCGGTCTTCCTCAAGGACTCGATCTTCCACATGGGCGGCGCTGCATCAGCTGTTAATACCAGCTGGGGCTACCGTCCACAGTCGAAGGATGGCGCTCTTAACGCAACAGCCCCTATGGGTTTGAACGTGTTAGTGTCACCATTTGTTAGCTTTACGGCTAAGAGCGGTGCAACATTAGCTAAGTCAGACTTGTTCCTCATTGATCGTAATGAGGTCGGCAGTCTTCTTGTTAAGGATGACATGAGCACAGATCAGTTCGATGATCCGTCACGTGACATTCGTTCGATGAAGATGAAAGAGCGTTACGACATTGTAATGCTTGGCGATGGTGAAGGTATCACAGTTGCTAAGAACGTTAGACTTGCCCGTAACTACGAAGTACAAGTTACTAACGAAATGTAATAGAACCTTAGGACTGTTATAGTTACGACACAGTCTTAGAAAGTAGGGGGCAGCGAAAGCTGCCCCTTATTTTTTTGTACCAACCCCGTTACTAGTTAAGTGTAAGTCTTTTCCTGAGGAGATAAATCGTGCCATTAAATTTAATAGATTATGCCTCAGTGGGTGTCGATAAGGTAAAAATTAAATTTGGTAGAACAGTAAAAATTAGTTCTATAACAGATAATAAGTTTATTGTTCAAACATCAGCTGCAACACCGACTATTGTATCTAGTCCATTTAAAGCAATAAACTCATTAGCTGACTATAATACAATATCTAGAACTCTTACTCTTTACTGGGATAAAGTCCTTGTTTCTGGTCAGGAATACTATCTAAGAGTAGTAGGTATATTAGACGCTGCAAATGAAGTCGTAGCAGAAGAGTATATAAAATTTACAAAGCAAGATGCGGCTACTCCTTCTGGTTTTTCAACTTCTGTTGTTCCGGTGATAGAAGAGATTTTAGTAGAAGATAACTCAATTTTAACCGAAGCCTATAGTAGCTATCAAATTATAGCTAAAAATCCAGAATTCTATATTGATTCTGTTGAGCCAAAAAATGGATCTTTTTACTTACCAAATGATAACAACAATGGAAGAGTCACCATTACTTTTAATGCTCGTCCAGCTTCTAACTTTTTATCCACTAAGTATTTTAAAGCTCAAAGAAAAAAAATCCAGAAGTCACCGTCTCGTTGGGAAAACGTTGAGACAGTTACGCAAATGCACTCTTGGAAGCCTGAGATATATATAGACTTTCCATCCTTAATAGATGCAACACCATCATATTATACTGAGAATAAAGATTATTTTGAAAAAGGTTATAAGTATAGAATAACAGTTTCTAAAGATGTGGGTATATAAGATGGCTAATTTTGTATATAAAAAAGCAAAAGAATCCATGTTAAGTGGTGAAATAAATCTATCAACAAATAGTCTTAAAGTTGCATTTATAGATACTTCTTTATATACACCAAATCAAAGCACCAATGAATTCTTATCAGATATACCAACATTGGCAAAAAAATATAGAAGTGAACCTTTAAGCAACGTATCTAATGATTTAGGGGTATTAGATGCAGATGATCTAACCATTGTTCACGATGGAGCATCATTTAATGCAATTGTATTTTATCAATATGGTACAACTGATTCCAATTCAAGGTTAATAGCTTTTATAGACGATTCTGAAGGACTACCTTTTGCGGGCACCGCAGAGGCTTCTCCAATGACATTACAGTGGAATAATAGTTCAACAAAAATTATTAGCTTATAGGAAGATATATGGCAACAAATTATCCAAATCAATTAGATATTTTAATAAATCCAACAGCAACTGATAAGCTTAATTCAAACACAGTACCCCATCATCAGCAACATGCAAATTTAAACGATGCCGTAGAGGCAGTGCAAACCGTATTGGGTCTTAATCCAGCTGGTTCTCATCTTACTATCAAGGATAGAATAATAGCCACTGAAACAAATATCTCGACTCAATCAGTTTTAAATGGGTTGACAGATGTTACTATAAACTCAGTTACCAGTGGTCAGGTTTTACGTTACAACGGTTCGCACTGGATTAATTACGCGGAATCTAATCTAGTCGATGGAGGGAATTTTTAAAAATGTCTAATACCCTGAGAATTAAAAGAAGGTCTAGTTCAGGCGCAGCAGGAGCGCCAAGTACCTTAGAGAACGCAGAATTAGCATATAATGAAGCTGACGATGTCCTGTATTACGGTAAGGGAACTGGTGGAGTTGGCGGAGCTGCAACAACTGTTGAGGCAATTGCTGGTTTTGGGGCCTATGCATCATTGGGAACAAATCAAACAATTACAGGAAATAAAACATTTTCTGGCGTAGTTATCGTTCCAACGCCAACTGCGAATACCCACGCATCAACAAAACTTTATGTTGACCAACAAGTTTCTAATATTAGCAATATTGTTGCAAACGTTGCTACATCATTTACAGTTGCGGGCGATTCTGGATCCAATCAAACAATTAGCTCAGGTACTGATACTTTGACTATTTCTGGTGGCACGGGACTGTCCTCTGTTGCTGGTGCAACTGACACAATAACCTTGAACCTTGACAACACCACGGTAACTGGTGGTTCTTATGGTGGTGCAGGCACTGTTGGAACTTTCACAGTTGATGCTCAAGGTCGATTAACATCAGCTGGAAATACGGCAATTTCTTTAACTTCTTCAAACCTTGACAGTACTGCTGTAACTGCTGGCTCTTATGGGGCTGCAAACTCCGTTGCTACATTTACAGTTGATGCAAAAGGTCGCTTGACAGCTGCTGGCAATACTGAAATCTCAGTAACTGCTTCACAGATTAGTGACAAGGGCACAAATCTCGTAACTGGTTTGACCGGTACTGCAAATGAAATTGCAGTATCTAACTCTGGTGTTGGTGCGGTAACACTTAGCCTTCCAGCTAATGTTACGATTAGTAATAATCTTACTGTTACTGGAGATTTGATTGTTAACGGCAATACAACAACTCTTAATACTGCAACACTTGTTGTAGAAGATAAGAACATTGTTCTTGCAAACGCCGCATCACCGACAGACATAACTGCTGATGGTGCTGGTATTACAATTCTTGGTGCAACAAACAAAACATTGAACTGGGTTGATGCAACAGATGCCTGGACTTCGTCTGAACACTTAGATCTTGCTGCTGGCAAAGTATTCAAGATTGGAACTTCGGAAGTTCTTTCCAATACAACACTTGGTTCTAGTGTAGTTACCTCTAGCTTAACATCATTAGGCACAATTACTGTAGGTACCTGGAATGGCACAACAGTAGGTCTATCTTAT